GATAAAAAGTCCGGAACTCCATAATGTTATGATTTATTCGCAGTCGCCCTATGCTACGGTTGCAGTTGACGGAAAGCAAATTAACGGAGTATGCTCCGTCCATTTCAGTGCAGAAGCCGGAAAGACTTGCATGGTTACACTGAAACTTCTTACGAACCATGTTACTATCAAGGGAAAAGCCGCCGTGCAGACGAACCGGAACGCTGAAAAAGGCAATCAGCTCAAACGCGGGGATAAAATCTTTCAGGTTGTGTCTGCCGACGACGAAATCTTTGTCATTGGTGAAGTACATGGAGCCTCTGTAGATTATGACAATCTGGAAGCCCACCCGAATGACACCAGCGTAAATACGCTGAAAAAACTTAATTTTGAGTGCGTGTAAGGAGAACAACATGAATACTATCAAAAACAGTAGGGCGCTTGACCGTGCAAAAGAGGGAAGACGCCCTCCTCACCATAGCAAATCAAAGCACAAGAATGGAGGCCATAAAAAATGAAAAATCTGTTTATTTCCCAGCCCATGCATGGAAAGTCCGACGAAGAAATCCTTTCTGAGCGTAAAAAGGCAATCAGAACAGCAGAAAATTCATTGGGCGAACCGGTAAAAGTTTTGGAATCGTTTTCCCAGAATTTTAATGGAAAGCCGCTTCAATTTTTGGCAAAGAACATAGGACTGTTGGCACAGGCAGATGTAGCTTATTTTGCTCCCGGGTGGGAATCGGCCCGCGGCTGCAAAATTGAGCATGAATGTGCTGTGCAGTACGGCATAACCAGGATTGAGTAAAAGTGGGATTTTTTCTGTCGAAGTAAAAGGTGCGGATCACCTTGACCAGATGCTGAGCCTTATTACCGACAATCTTCCGGGGGCTGTGGAAGTCGGGATGGAAAAAGCACTAAACGATACTGGAATATCGGCTATGCGTCTTGCTCCGGGTCCAGTAAAGAAATCCATCCGGTATGAAATTCTAGGCAGCAGCGGTGATACGATCACTGGCCGGGTGTTTACCGATACATCCATTACAGCGTTTGCCCCATATGTGGAGTTTGGCACCGGAATAAAGGTAGACAATGAGGGCGTAGACGATGCCATCCGATTAAAGCGTGCAAAGAAAATACCCTGGTATATTCATGTTTCAATGGTTCCTGCGTCGTTTGCTAAGTACGGCTATCCGCTTGTTGTCGGCATGAACGGCGAAAAGTACTGGGAGGTTGACGGGATGTATCCACGTCCATATTTGAAACCGGCAGCATTCCAAAACAGGGAAAAGAGCGCACAAACTATTGCGGAAACAATTGGTGACATGATTCGGGAGGCGTCAGGCTATGAATCTGTATGAAATCAATACAGAGCTTATTACGCAGATGGTTGTGGATAAGGCCGCAGAAGTCCCAGAGATTGGGCAGGATGGCGTGATGCTGACTAATCCAAACAGCGAAGCACGTTTCCCAGCTTGTGTCGTTCAGCCCCCCATAGAGCGCCCATCAGGCACTGCGGCCTATGACCTTTCCTTTACCGTAGAAGTTTGGGCAGCAGATCAATATTCGGCGCTGCGGATTCTTGACGAAGTAAGAATCAAACTGGAAGAATACAATCTTGCTTTGACCGGGAGTACGCCTCTTTTCTATGATGAAGCCACAAACAAATGGCGGTACGGAGGATATTTTGAAGTCCGCTGGAACGCCATTACAAACGCATTTGAACAAAATCAAGGAGTGATTACTTATGGCACAGTATAGTGCAACCTTAACCCCGCCTAAAACCAGCAGCGGGACAGAACTCTGGTATTCCGAAAAGGAAACTCCAACGACGGCATCCGATCTAATCCAGATTTTTCTTGTACAGGAAGTCCCCACGCTAAAATCCGCGCCGGAAGCAGTAACTTATTCATGCTTGGAAAGCCCGAATGAAGGTACAGCACGCGGCGTCGCAAAAGCTGAATCGCTTAAAGTCCCCGTTCTCTATTCGGAACAGCAGCATGATGCTTTAAAGGCACTTTCCGATGCAAACAAACAGCTTTATTTCTGGGTAAAATTACCAGACGAAACAGCAACAGAATCCGGGAAGCCCCTTACTTTCAAGTTCTCTGGAACAATCTATCTGGCAAATGATACTGTGTCCCTGAACGGAATCATTCAGGATAACCTCACAATTTACCGTGATATGAATGTTTCAGAGCAGAAAGGGCTCCCGACCGTATCTTAAACCATATCCCCGGCCATCCGCCGGGGAATATCTTATAAAAACAGGAGGGCAATATGATTACTACTGCAAGTGGGAAAGAACTGGAACTGCATTTCAAAACACGTTTGATGGAACATTTTGAGGAACGCTTTAAAATCAAGGACACCATGAAATTCTGGAAAGAAGCCGCGAACGGTCCTTCCATAAAAGTCCTTGAAGTCGCATTGACTACGTTCTCGGATGGTACTATCAAAGACGTAAACGAAGCCGCAGATTTCATTGACGATTACACTGCGCAGGACGGGAAAACCGTTTACACTCTGTATGAAGAGATTATTCAGGAGATCAACGACAAGGGTTTTTTCAAGGAGAAGCTGACAGCCGACAAGCTGGAAGCGGAACTGAAATCTCCAATTCTGGATATGGAAGCAATCGTGAACAAAGCCCTCTCAGAGATCGGCAAAGAGTATCTTTCCGAAACTGGACCGACAGTATCGAAGAAAGCCGATCTGTCGCTTATCAAGTCGGAATAACCCCACTCGAATTTGCAGAAATGACGCCGCGCGATATATCGGAATGTGTAAGTGCAAGGCAGGACGCGGAAGAAGAAAGATACAAAATGAAAGCCAGACTATTTGACTTTGTTGGAATAAAGATAATAGCTGGCAGACGCCTTAAAAATCCAAAAGACATTACGCTTCACGATTACTTCCCCCAATTATTCAAAGCAGACGGTAGTTCAGCGGCACCGACAAATATGTCACCGGCAGCAAAACAAAAAATCGCCGTAAAGAGATGGAAAGAGTTTCTCGGCGTATAAAAATAAGAACGTCATTGAACGTCACCCGAAAGGATGGCGCTCTATTTTTTTAGGAGTGATGATATGGGCCCGGTAACAGTAGAGGAAATCGAAATCCTTGTAAAAGCGAATATCAAAGATGCGCTGGCCGGGATGGCAAAGCTCCGTGAGCAGGCTAAGGACACATTTTCTGCCCAACTTCCGAATGTTCAATCACAAACTGCGGCAATTAAGCAGGCATCCGAACAGATCAACCGCGTTGTTTCTCAAAACTCAAAAAGCATTCAAGACGCTGCACAGCAGATTAAGGACGCCATAAAAGAAATTAGCAGCAATGCACAGTCGGCAGCAGAAAGCGCCGAAAAATCGGCAGAATCATCTACCACAGGCTTTAAAAAAGCGCGTTCAGGCGCTCAGGCACTTGAAAAAGAGATCAGCAAAGTAAAAGCCGAAATGGATAAAATAGCAAATTCCCATATTGATAAACTTTCTGATTTTTACAAGAAAGACCCGGAACTTCTTGAACAGGCAAAAAATGCTTTGCTTGGCACCGACGAAGAATACCAAAAACTTGCGGTAAAGCTGGATATATTAAACGACAAATTGCTTCAATACAAAACCCGCACTCAGGAAGTAAAAGAGGCAACGGAAAATGCAGCCCGGGCAAAAATGCTGCCTTTATACAGCGCCGCGCCGCAGAGAGAAGAAAGCGCTCCAAAAGTTTCACCCAGCACACCCTCGGAAGTGCCCAATACTTCTCGCTTCCAAAGATTTATGGCACAATTTTATGCGTCTCTCAACAACGTAAAGTCTGCACTCGGACAGATAGGCATTCATGGCAAAGAAAGTTTTGGAAAAGTAGAAACAGCCGCGAACTCAGCAACAAACGCAACAAAGAAATATGGCAATTATGGTAGTGAGAGCGCACACAAAGTCGAAACGGCCACAAAGTCAGCTACGCGCTCAGCAAAGAAATACGGAGACCAATTACAGCGTTCTGCTAAAAAAGGCACAAACGGATTTTCACGGCTACTGAACATATTGAAGCGTGTCATACTATTTTCGATTGCTTACCGTGCCTTTGAACAAGTAATAGAAGGTGTAAAAACCGGAATTAATGATATGGCATGGGCGACTAACAGCGCAAACGCGGCTATGTCAAGGCTGGCTACAAGCTCCCTCTATCTCAAAAACAGTTTTGCAACCGCGGTAATGCCTCTTATACAGGCAATCACTCCGGCAATCACTCAGCTGATAAACAAACTGGCAGAACTGTTTAATTGGATAGGAATGCTGAACGCCCGTATTTTTGGCGGCGCGTCAACTGTTGTTGTGGCAAAAAAAGCGTCTGTTGATTATGCAGGTACTCTTGGCAAAACCGCCTATAAGGCAAAGCAGGCAGCGAATGCGGAAAAAGAAGCTGCAAAGGCCGCGAAAGAAGCCGCAGATGCAAATAAAGGCTCTCTGGCAGATTTTGATGAACTGGATGTAATCCAGACTAAGAAATCAAGCACATCATCAACGGCTGCAACACCTGAAACCGCTTCAGACGCAGGGGAAGGGATGCCGGCCTATGAGGATATGTTTGAAACCAAAAAAATTCCTTCAGACTTGGCGTCTCTTGGCGACAAGATCAAAACGGAACTCGCAAAATGGAGAGAATACGCGCAGCCTACTATGGTGGGATGGCACTGCCATTGTAAAATGGTGGAACGGCAGCGTTGCCCCTTGGTTCACAAAGAAAAAATGGACTGACATGATGGCC